TAAATATATGAACAACTTCACTCGAAATTACGAAAAAATATTAGAAACGTTGCAAATAGTTGAAAGTAAAATGAATTTTCTAAATCAAATACGCAAACCCCGTTTGTCGGATATTGAGTTAATCGCCATTGATTTGACTTTTGAGTTTATGGATATCGACTCGGAGCGGGATTCGATAATATGTTTTGATGTGTTTCGTATTGATTTGTATATCTTTTTAAATCAGTCAATTAAAGCCTATTTTGTTTTTCTCCGTTTTGTCTTGTTTTTCTGATATTTGTATGTAAATTTGTATGTTTTTAAATTCTCATACAAATTATGGCACTATCATATAAAGCGACTTTTAGACCTGAGAGACGAAAATACAAAGAGACAGGAGAGCTAATAGAGGAAAACGTACCTCTCATGTTAGACCTATCCTATCAAGGTCGGAGCTGGTATAATACAGGGATACGATTACAGCATATTAACGACTTTGACGTTAAGACTCAAAAAATGCTATCAGGCAAAAGAGCTATTGAAAACAAAGATACCATTTCAGCTACTAAAGTTACTACTAAATTAGATAGTATCAAAGGTTATATATCGGAGGCCTTTAATGATGCTAAAGCCTTAAAAATTGAAATCACGGCTCAATACTTAATTGAGGAGTTAAAGATTCGATCAGGAAATAAAAAGGTAGATATTATAAAAGAGAAAACTTTTCTAGAGGAATTTAATTCTACATACGAAAATTGGTATTCTAAAAAGATAATAGGCCTGAGTAGGTACAAACATTACAAAGTGTGTACAGGAATGCTAGAGAGATTTCTAAAGATAAACAAACTAACAAAGCTAACATCTAAAGATTTTACAGCTGATACGCTAATGTCATTCCAAACATTTTTATTTGAGGAACATAACTACATAGACAAATACCCTGATTTATACGCTGATCTCTCAAAAAATCAACTTCCTAAAGAAAGGAGTCAGAATACAGTAGCCTCTAAACTGACAGGCTTAAAAACCTTTTTTAATGAGCTGGAGGAGAAAGACGTTATCTTGGTAAATCCTTTCCGAAAAATAGCTAAACGAGAAAGAGAAATGATGTTAAGAGAAAGCTACGACGAGCCTGTTTATTTAAGCATAGAGGAATTACTAACTATTATCAATAATGAATATCCTACCAGCCTAGAAAGAGTCCGGGATTGCTTTTTGCTACAATGTGCTATAGGTTGTAGGATTCAGGATTTTAACGGCCTTACATGGGATAATATAAGCTATAAAGATAATTTTTGCTATGTGCATTATGTACCCAGCAAAACAAGTCATAGAACTGATCTAAAGCCTATAGATACTCCTTTAGTCAAATTCGCATACGACATAATAGATAAATATAAAAACGATCTACCTAATTTGCTAGCTCCTGTTTTTATAGGTAATATTACAGGAAAAGACGGCTACAATAAACAGATAAAAAAACTACTAGAACATTACGAGATTGACAGAACTATTATAACTCGCATAGATGGAGAGTTAAAACCTAGTCCTCTACATAGTCTAGCCTCCTCAAAAATTTGCCGTAAAACTCATGTAGATATACTCACTAAGGTAGAGCTAAATAAATATGTTTCAGGACTTCATAAAGAGGGGAGTAAGGCTGTAGATAGATATACAGGCCTGAGTATAGAGGAAAAATATAAGCTCTACTGTATGGCATTTAAACAGGAGGAATAGTATGTTTTTATACTTAACGGCCTCTGATAAATTAAGACATATATTTTCATAATAATTTATTTATTTGCAAATATAATATATTATAATTGCATTTTGCGAAATTACCAAATAAAGAAAAGGCCTTATCTCTCGACAAAGCCTCATCTATAACAATCCAATAGGTAAAAAATTAAGTCTCTCCCAGCGTCTCCTGTAGCTTTTCTAGGCCTTTCTTTGTATCGTTGGAGGTAACGTTTATTACTAACTCCGCTCCGTCTTTGCCTGTAAGCTCTAGGCGTTCCTTAAACGCTGATACGTCGATATGTTTGCCGAGCAACTCTAGGTTTTTAATCTTATCAGGTATTTTTATTTTTTTGAGATAAGCTATAACATCCTCTGTAGATTTCATTTGCACTATTTCTATGGCGTTTACAGATGTTCTCCACACTTTAGGCCAATCCTTTACAGATAGCAAATTGTTCTCATCGTCTAGTATATCGGCTACATCTAGGCTGTCAATCTCTAGGAGGCGTTTTAAGACATAGTTAGCGCCCGTCCTAACCTCGTCTACTCTTTGAGCCTTTAACTCGCTTACACGGCTTGCAACCTTAGCATTTCCTAACAGTCTACAGCCTTGTACGTCTGCCGTTTTCTCGCTATAGCCTGCTCTTATTGCTGACTGTGTAGCGTTAAGGTCTTTTAGGTATTCTCTACAGAATAATTCTTGCTGTTCTGTTAGTTTACCCATAGCTTAGTGCCTCTTTCTTTTCTTCTTAGGTTTATTCTCTATAGGCTGTGTCTCTTCTATCGGAGTTTCGGCCTCTTTGGGTTTTTCATCCTGTACCCAGCTTCTAAGCTCTTTTACTTTTCTTATCAAGCAACTAGAACACGATTGAGGAGTTTCGTTAGTTTCAAAAACTCGGTTATATAAACCGTATATCTTACTCATGCTGTATCGATGAGTTTTGTCTGCATCTGCTATTAAGGATTCAACCTCTTTAATCAAATTTGTTTTGCTCATTTTGCTATTTTTTTATTGTCAATGTATCTAACTATCAGAAATATTATAAAAGCCGCTAGAACTCCCGAAAGTGCTATTATCCAGCTTTGGGTAATGGCGGCTACAAAAGCCATTCCTAACCAATGCAAATGAAATGTAAAGCACGGCCTGCAATTAAATGGCTTTCTATCGAATTGTTTACTTAGCCGGGGCAAGACTACCGGCAGAACCTCTCCGAGAATGAAAGAGAGGGCTACTATTGCCGTTGTCGCGATACTTATTACTAATGCTTCCATACTATAAGACATTTTTATTTTTATTTCTTGAAAATTTAAACAGTATCTTATAATAATTCTTTTCTGCGTTTAGCAAATTCTTTGTTATTGCGTATATCCTTTTTGATTTTGGATATGATACGCTGTATGTAGTGAGATTTCACGCCTGTAATTTTTGAGAGAGTAGCATAGTTTACAGCTGGCTTCAAACTCATGTACATTTTAAATAGCTCGAAATCTCGGAGATTATACCTTGAATAGACATAGCTGAAAATGTCGACCTCTAGATGCTTCTGCTTCTCTTCCAGCTCATAGAAATATCCTGTATCTATACCCGGTTGATCTGCATTTTGTAATAACTCACAGAAACGATTTTGAAACACCCTGGCATCCTGCAGCAATGTGAAATAGGTTCTCAGGAAATAAGCTCTATAATTTTCAAGCTCCAGTCCTGAGAACAATACTACATCGTAGATTTTCAGATAGGCCTCGTTAAAAATATCACAGTCGTAATAGTTTCTATCTGCCAGATAAAAAGTTAACTCCTGGCTGCTACATTCAAACCACCTGTTGAACTTCTCCGCCCTGCCGGCATAAACAGCGTCTATATCTGCTTTGCGAGTGTATTTTTTGCCTTTGTTACTTTTCTTACTGTCAAATAGTAGCATATCCTTAAATCTTAATTCCTTTGTCCTTAGCTAGCTTCTTTACTTCTTTTCGGTAATAGCCTATGAGTAAATCTAACTCGGCCTCCTCCCATTGTTTCAGCTCGTTTTTCTTTTCGTCTAAATAGGCTACATGAACACGGCCGAAGGTATATAGTAGCCTTTTCCTGTATTCCTCCTCGTTTCCGTCTTTGGTTACATTACACTCGTAGCATTGAGGAAAGCAGTTTTTTATATCAAACCTCAGCGACATATTAGCTCGTCTAACATAGTGTCCGTTATGGATCACATTGTAGCGAAACTGTCTACTACAGGTAAAGCACTCTACAGATCCGTTATCGTATGCGTATCTCAGTCGTATGTACTGAGAAAAAACAGTATCTAGAATATTTATTTTATCAGGTAAACTCATAATCATTTCTTTTTCAGTAATTCTATAGCCTCTTTATCTCCTTTTTCGGCTTTAGATTTTATTTCTAAATATTGCTCTCTTGTTATCCAATTAGAAGAGGATTCAGTAGGCCTAGCAAGGGTTTTAAAAGCCTCTTGCTCTTTTATGCTAAGATTTTGAGCTACTGTATCTCTATGTACCCGATATTGTTCTAGCCATTGCATAATAACCTCTCCGTCCATACGTCCGAAAATTTGGCCGAACATTCCTTTTTTTGCCATATTGAAAAACAGCTTAAAATCTTCCTGTTTGAAATGAGGGTACTCCTCCATGATAAGATTAATAGTGTCAGCTATTTGCAAAGCACTCATAGTGCCATTTACAGAGTAGAACTCAACAAAACTATTAAACCACTTTACCATCAATGCTCTAATAAAAGGCTCTCCAATTTCTTTTTTTATAGACACAATAGACAAATTAGGAGCTGAGAAAACATCTGTAACCGCTCTAGGACTTATACTGTTCCAATATACCATCGGCGAGTTCGTCAAGATTTTTACGGCTTGCTCTTTTGTCGCTGGTAGTTGCTCTATTGGTATTAATTCCTGATTCTGATATTTTGATATTTCGTTGCTCATTGTTACCTCCTCTCACTATTATTTCGTCGTTCCAACTTTCATTATTAAAAAATGTTTCAGGATTTTTCCGAAACTGTTTATCAGATACAGCCTCTATGTATTTCGGCAAATAGTCTAAAATTTGTTTTTGAGTATCTACATTTAGTTTCTCCCACTTTTTTTTAACCTTATCTTTTTTGCCTACTTTTTTATCATACAGATTCCAAAAAAGCTCAAACGGATATAAGTTATTATCACTATCAAGATCATACTCATACTCACTATCATACTCAGGGTTATTAGGTTTCTCTTTTAAACCGTCCGCTTTACTAGGTTTATTTAGGTTTTTATTAGGTTTTCCGTCCTTTCTAGGCCGACCTCCTAAAGCTCCATTTCTAGCAGAGGTTTCACATCTTTTATCGTACTTTTCAATATTTCTAGCTAGATCAGGCTCTATTAATTTCCAAACCAATTTAACAGTTAGGTTATTTAGGTTTATTAGGTTATAATCTCCTCTGTGATAGTTAAATAGATTATCAAAGAATATTAACCTATCCTCGCTAGATAATTCCGATATAGCGTCGTACCACTCTGTACGAATTATAAATGTTTCTTTGATACTCATACTACTGAAATGTGCTTATCGTTAATAGTTCGTCCGACCTTAATTTTTCCGTTTTTATAGAGCTTATTTAGCTCGGCAGATAACTCCTCTTTAGTTATACCTAGTTTGATACATTCACTCAATAGAGGTATAAATAGCACATGACTAGGAGCTATCTTATTTCGCTTATTTTCCTCCTCTAGCTTATTTATGATCTCTATTAAATTCATTGTCTAGTCTTTATCATTAGTACGATCTCTCAACGCTTCATCTATCTCTCCTGAGTAGAAATATCTATTTCGTCCGATCCTGTAGCTAGGTATAAGGCCTCTATTGACTAAGTCTTGTATTGTGGAAGTGCTAGACTTGTAGTAGGCTACTACCTCTCTTATGCCTTTTAATAAAGTTCCTTTGTTTATTTCGGCTGTTTCCATATTATTTTACTTTTAGAAATTTGCTAAATGATTAAAAAATTGCTCCTCTGTTATTCGACCTTTGAGAACATAGCTGAATATCACTCTCTTAATATCGTCGTACAGCATTTGAAACTCTATATCTCCCATACTCGCAAAGGAGATAGATTTAGGTATATCCTGAAATTCTTGTTTCGTTACGCTCCATATCGTCTCGCAATGTCCTGAGGCTATCTCTAGCGTTTTCCTCAAGCACTCGGAGCTTTTGTAGTGATCCTGCATTTCGTCGGTTAGACAGTCCCATGTACAGTTTATCAGAGCAAAATATTTTCTATGAAACTCGTAGTTTCGAGGTTTCTTAACTTCACATCTGTAGACAGTACCGTTTTTTAATTTCCGCTCTTTTTCAGCGTCTAGGTCTGTACATGGTTTTAATCCGTATGCTGTCTTTTGGTAGAATATTTCCATAGCTTAACCGTTTTTAGCTGAGAGCATCTGTAGCTCATCTACATAAATCTCAGTTATGTATCTCTTAACTCCCTTAGCATCGTCGTAACTTCTAGTCTTGATTTTGCCCTCTACATAGAGTTTCGAGCCTTTATCTACATATTGCTCTACTACTTTAGCTAGGCCTCCCCAAACTACTACATTATGCCATTCCGTCCGCTCAGGTACTCTAGTCCCATTTTGAGCGGTATAAGCTCTCTCAGTCGTCGCTAGAGAAAAACTAGCTACAGCATTACCGCCGTCGAAATGTTTTACATCAGGCATTTGTCCTACGTTGCCTATTAGTATTACTTTGTTTACTGACATGAGATTATTTTTTGATCGTTATTTTTACATACCCTTTTCTAGTAGTTTTCTTTTCGTATTTCGATACGTCTAGATCGGGATTGTCGGCTAGATATTTTTTTGAGTCGAAAGAGACAGACTCGGACGGAGCTACTCTAGTAATCGTTAGTCTAGAGGTTTCTAGCTTGTTTAAATTTGATTCCTCCATATCCGACTCAACTACAGAGATTAGAGCCGTTTTCCTGTCCTCTAAAGCTGACATTTGCTCTTTTAGCTCGGCTATGCTATTCTCTATTTCTTCTATCTCCTCCAGCTCGGCTCTTTCCCCTATGCTTTGTTTTAAAGGATTTACAAACGGAGTCTCGTTTAGATAGGATTCGATAAGAGATTTTATTATTTCGTCGTCTATGCGATTGAGAGGTACATACTCTTTCTTTTCGTGCCTGATCCATATACCAGCTAATTTTTCTACTTTGATATGCGGATTTTGTAGCTCAAATAAATATGCACCTATCGACGTTTGCCACGCTAGAGCCTCTCTGTCTATTACGCTCGTAGTCTTTATATCAGCGATAACACAAACTCCGTCCGAGCTATATACATTGTCGATCATTGTAGCTATATTCTCATTGTCGGAAACTAGATACTCGTTTTCTAGAGGTACTAGGTTAAACTCCTTTTTGATTTGTATATAGTTCTCAACTTCTATACAATCGGCCTCAGAGTTAAACATATCCTGAGTCTGACATTTAGAATGTATCAGCGTTCCGTACTGTTGAGCTTTCGCTAAAACATGAGCTGGAATATTAGCGTATTTGAAAGGAAATAACTTATTCAGGATCGGCGTTACACCTGTCAGAAATTTTCCAGCCTGATTTATATACGTGTGGTTATCCTCGTTAAAAACTACATTCTCGTTATAATTCAAATTCATAGCGTTTTCTTTTTAGCGTTAATAGCTCTGATAAATTTTTGATTTCTTTGATAGGCTGGGTATCCGTTCCAAATATTCTCCAGCTCTTTGACGTTTTTACATTTGTCTATGAGCGTTTGCACGGCCTTAGGGTACTCGGTAGTAGTATCTGTATTTTCAGGAGCTACAGGAGTATTTACGGCCTTAGCTTTTGTCGTTTTCTTTTCGGTTGTTTTCTGAGCCTCTGTCTGAGGGAAACGCACTACTCCGTAGTTATCTACGATCTCTAGTTTGTCGATTTCTCTACTAGCGGTATAAGTAATTTTAGATACGTGAAAAGACGTTTTGAGTTTTCCGTTATTATTAAAATCCTCAGGAGTCAGATTTATATAAACTCTAGGAGCTGTATATAATTCTCGGCCGATACCGATATTCACACACGCTCTTTTGAAAGAGTCTGAGGCCTCGCCTTTTACTTTTTCGGTATTGCTTTCTGTACCTACGTCCTGTTTAGTGATCCACTCTTTTTTACTTTCGTCGTAAACGGATACTGTGCAAAATAGATTACCGTTAATAGTAACGTGTTCTCTTTTCCAGCCTGTAGCTCCGTAAACCTCATCTAGTATATTCATATCACACCTAGCGTCTTTATACAGGAGGATACTACACCAATTACTATTTAATTGTCCTACTCTAGCGTCGATCTCGGACGCTGTTAATGTTCTAATTTTGCTCATAATATTCTGATATTTAGTTGTTATTATTTAATAGCTCGCTTGTTACATCATTTACGAAAGTTTCTACAGCCTCTTTTGAGTCCTCTATGTAATCTTTATGTACAAATCCTAGTGATGCTACAATATTTAGGCTTTGTACTTTGCTATGTAGATTAGCAAATATATACTCACTTGACACATTAACTGACAGACTGTAATTTTCAAAGCCTATTACATCGGCCTGTAATTCTTGAATTTTTATTAATAACTCTTTCATTTTACCTAATTGATTATGTTATACATTATGATTGCTATTGTTACGAATAGGATTATAGCTAGTCCGATCTCGGCTAAAGGGTGGATTATTTTTTTCTTTGCCATTTCAAACTGTATAAAATGTTATTTTTAATCCTCGTCTTAACTTACACTCTACCTTATCTAGGCCTTTGTTAAATGCTTTGTCTAGCAAACTATTAGCTAGCTCAGCTCCGACTAATTTTAGCAGGCCTGAGACTCCTACTAGCTTATGTACCTTTTGACCGTCTGACTCTCCGCTAACTTTTATTTTAAAGTTTTGGTTTATCTCCTGAGTATTGTACCTCAGTCCGTCGTATTGGATTCCTGGATAAATACACATAGCCTTTTCGATTAGTAGTTAATAAATGAGCGTTGATCGTTTTGTATTTCTAGAGCTTGTCTGTAGGATTGCTCGTTTTCTCTATTGTAGCTATCTACAATAATTCTCAGCCTAGAAGTAAATACGGCTGTATCTTCATAGAGTACGTCCCAATCAGAGTTTAGAATTTCGGAGGCCTTAATAGAAACCTTATCTAAAAATTCGCTGTAATCCACGCAAACACGCACTCCGTGCATTTCGTCGTCGAAATCTTCTATCTCTTTAGGAGTAGTAGCATATAGTTTGCGTTCTACTTCTTTTAATATTGCAGTCATTTGAGACTCTGATAGCTGACAATTAATTTTTAGCGTTCCCATTTTTTTACCTTTTCTTGCTTATTTTCGCTATTTATTAGCTTAATTTGTTTCTTGTTGTATCTTGATGATACAAATATATACCAATCAGTAATACGTGCGCACTATTTGGTGTTAAATAATTAAACTATTTAGTATTTTTAACATTATGACTATTAACGAAAGATTTTCAGAAATACTTAACCGAAAGAATATCAGTATAAAAGAGGCCTCGGGCATCATAGGCAAAAGTGAGGGATATGTAAGAAAACTATTAATTCCGAATCAAAGTTTTGGTATTGAACCCGTGAAAGTCATACTAAATAGTATAAAGGATGTCGATATAAATTGGCTACTTACAGGCGAGGGCGAAATGTTCAAAACTGATACATCTAAAATAGAGGCTTCTACAAACAATGATAGCTTAATAACTTACCTGAAGGAGGAAAATCAAAGATTAACAAAAGAAGTTGTAAGGCTAGAATTGTTATTAGAGCAAAACGGCATAGATCATTCTCGTAAAGTTGGATAAAATTTAAGGTATGGGTAAACCCTAATAATTCACGGATAAACTAACATAAAAATATACAACTATGGATTTCAAAGATCAAATTAAACAAATAGCCGAAAGGGCTGAAAAATTAAAAGAAAACTTACAGACAGAGGAGGCGACTAAAACCGCTTTAATCATGCCATTCTTGCAAGCAATGGGATATGATGTATTCAACCCGTTAGAAGTTATGCCCGAATACACTTGTGATATAGGTACGAAAAAGGGCGAAAAGATTGATTATGCCATATTTAAAGATGATCAGCCTATTATATTAGTTGAGTGTAAGCACTGGAAGCAAGATTTAACCTTGCATGATAACCAATTATTAAGGTATTTTCATGTTTCAAATGCAAAATTCGGGTTGCTGACAAACGGTATTGTTTATAAATTCTATACTGATTTGGAAACATCGAATAAGATGGACGAAAAACCATTTTTAGAGATAAATTTATTTGAACTTAAAAATAGTGGGATAGAAGAATTAAAGAAATTCCATAAAACATATTTTGATATAGAAAATATACTAAGTTCTGCAAGTGAATTGAAATACACAAGCCAGCTTAAAGCTATTATAAGTAACGAGTTCTCCAACCCAAGCCCCGAATTTGCTAAATTATTTGCAAAACAAGTATACGACGGGGTTATAACTCCAAAACTTTTAGAACAATTTACATCTTTAGTCAAAAGGTCTGTATCAGGATTGATAAGCGATACAATTTCAGACAGGTTAAAATCAGCCTTAAAGACAGAATCAAGCGAACGAGAGGCGGATACATCTAAAGAGGTGGATTCGAAACCAAACCTCCCTGAGGGGGCAGTATATATATCCGAATGTGGCAATATAGTGACAACAGAAGAAGAAATGGAAGGTTTTCGGATTGTAAAAGCAATCCTTAGAGAGGTTGTCGATATTTCAAGAATAGCATATCGCGATGCTCAAACATATTTTGCAATCCTATTTGAGGATAATAACAGAAAGCCAATCTGTCGTTTGTACTTTAATGGGAATAAAAAATATATTGTAACTTTTGACGAAAGTAAGAAAGAGACGAGGCATGATATTGAATCGTTAGATGATATATATAAATATTCGAACGAAATTAAAGCTGTTGTTAAATATTATCTTGAATCGTAATTAATGTAAGATTATAAACATATTAAAATAAAGCAAAAAGTTTGAAATGAAAAAAGTATTGTATATTTTATTGACCGTCAGTTTATCTTTATGTTTTGTGGGGTGTGGAAACGATGAGCCCCAAATAGTGGATGATACCGAAAACAACAACAGTGGAGGAAGCAATAATAACGGAAATAATAATAATGGAAACGGGAATAACAACAATGTAAAACCTCCCAGAATATTCATCTCATCATCACATACCCTAAATAAAAATAACGGATTTGTAACAGGTGATATTCAATTATCTATCGCTAATCGTAGCGAGGATAAAATTACCTCTGTAAAAATTGTCTTGAAGTCAGATAATCAACCATCGGGAACGCTCGGCTCATGGAGTGAAATAAAAGCATCTCATGAAAAGAGCACAAACAGGATTGACATTTCAAATATGAAATACCCCGTTGCTGTTTGTACATACTCTTATAATGGAAAATCATATTCAGAAGAATATTCTTACTAGTGAAATATATGACTAACTTATATTATCGTGCTGCATAAAGTCTCTTAAGTCGAAAAGCAGATAAAAATGACAAGAGGCTGTCTCAAAATCGAGACGGTCTCTTCTCATTTAAACAACCTAACCAACCGAAACCCTAACCAACCAATCAAAACGCCACCTAAAACCATCAGTATTATTTGCCATGAATAGAGCCGATTTACTTCTTTAGTCTCTATCACAGGATAAGGAACGGCTATGGAGTCCGTTTTACAAATGGTGTCTCGTATCAGCTTATCCCGGTACACATACTGATATTTATTAAAGAAAACTGTATCATTTTTTGAATAAAGAAAAACGGAATCAAGAATATGTATTGAATCTTTGATTAGTTTATCCCTGTATTCCGTCTTCACGGACTCTACAGGCACATAAACCGTCTTAGCCCTACATCCTATCATAAACGAAAAGATAAAAGCTATAATGATAGTGTAAATTAATCCTCTCATTATCTAAATTCTTTCTTCACATCAAAACTAGGACACGCCTTATTTGCAAACTCGTAATGCCCGTGTATCGTAGCCTTTGGGTATTGCGCTTTAAGCCCAGCAACTAGAGCTATCAGAGCCTCCTTTTGCTTGAAAGTGCGTGTATCTTTCGGAGTGCGTCCGTCTTTTGCCACTCCTCCGATGTAGCAGATACCGATAGAGCTTGTATTGTGCCCGGAGGTGTGTGCTCCTTGCATTCCTAAAGGTCTGCCTTCATGCACCGATCCGTCTAGGTAGATTACATAATGATAGCCGATAGTATTAAATCCTCTTTGTTTATGCCATGCTGTTATGTCGGATACTGTATGCTCTCTCCCCTCAGGAGTAGCTGAGCAATGAATAATAATTTTGTTTATTGTTCTCATTTTCTTACTCTGTCTTTACAATCTAATTTTGTACATTTAAGCCTATATAGCTCATTTTGTTTTTTGCGTATCTCCGCTACTTCCTCTCTTAGCATTGCTATTTCTTGATTTAGATAGTTTTTATCTTCTCGCAAAGATTTTATAGTTTCAGCGTACACCTCTTGAATAGCTTTCATCGCGTTAGCCTCTGCCTGTTTGCGAGTAAATTTCAGAGTAGCAAAAGAGAGTAAGCCTCCTCCTGTGATAAAGGCTAATAGAGTCTCTAAATTCTGTGTGAAAAATTCTATCATAAAACTTTATCTATTAGGAGGATTACTACTACAGGGATTGCACCTAGCCACGTTACTAACATATCCTTAGTGTCAAATCCTGTCTTTCTTACATACTTGTCTAGTATTTCCTTAGCTACTCCAACTACAAAAGGGAGGAGGATTAACCAACCCCAAAGGATAGCGAATAGAGCTAGTAGCAAGCCTGTGCAAAAGTGCATTAACTTATCCTTTGAGATTGCGTCTTCTATTTTTGTTTGAAAATCCATAGTCTATAATTAAAAATATAAGTTATTAGAAACGAATTTATATAGCATATTTCCCATAATGGCATGACCTAGCGCATTCGGGTGTAATCCATCTGTAAAATACTTAGTATTGTTTACCATGTTATTGGGGTCAAGCATTGTCATCGCAAAAGCATCAAACACAGGAATAGAGTAATATTCTGCTATCACCTTTATTAAATTGACATAATCAGACATGTAATACCCGGCTTGGTTCCTCACCCTGTCCGAAAATGGATAAGGCAGTGTCTGATTTGGCAAATAGTTTCTGTGAAGCGGGGTCATAATAACGCAAGGTACATCGCCGAATTTATCCCGGATATTCTTTATTGTTTGATGGATGCCCCCCGAAACAGTATTTAAATCGGTCTGAGGTTGCTTTATGTTGTTCGAATCAACAATAAAAGCATCCCCCAAAGGTTTATGGTGCCCGAAGTCATTTGTAGAACCTTCGATAATAACAAATTTCTCGTTACCGGTTAAATTTGCCACTTGTGGATGAATACTAGCTTTAGAATTGTCTTTTGCATACATTGCACCCCCTATAGCCACATTTGTAACGCCCGATGCACCACACAATGTTTTAAATGTTTTTACAAATCCACCATTTGCCGCAATACTGTCACCGACAATACCGATAAGTTCACCCTTTAGCAGATTGAAAGGTTCGTCAGGTTTAGGCAATTCGCTTACTTGTTTTTCTAACACATCAACCCTTATAGCTATCGGAATTTCAGCTAAAATAGCCGAGTAAATAGCGTGTTCGACTGTATTTACATAAGAGATATAAGCATTGGTCGCACTTACAGGTTTCTTATAGAACCTATCCCGTAATGCGGCCGTAGGATAAATAACCGATGAAATAAACACTCCTGATGAATCGAACCATACGACACTTACAGATGCAGCTCCGCTTCTAGCGCGTATTCTTAATACATCAATGGCAGAAACATCAAATATATCATAATTGAAAGAGGTATGAGCTACCGCTATTCCGTCCTTATTGATATATTTCCCTGTAACTGTCGATGTAGGAGTTAACAGTTCTCCTGTTGTATAAATAGAACCCTGTACATCACTTTCTACATCATGAATCCTAGTCTGCATATCGCTTTCTATGGTACGGACGCTATCCATAACAGAGATATCATTAATTACAAGTTCTAAAACCGAAAGTGTTTCGTTTTTAGATGCAGAGACATATAACTTACTAACCCCATCAGGCATACGCGTAAATATAGTATAAGTGCCTGTGAGTGGAACTCTTGTAAAGGATATAACAGTATCATTATCATCCATCCACGCAAATGACAGTGCACCCCCGCCAAATCGCCCATGGGCTTTAATAAACGAATCGGTAGGCGGATTGTCAAACAACCATAGCTGATAACCTGTAAAATCAACTATTTGCCCTGAGGGATTGACCATCTTATTATCCTGTATACTCGAGGGGGTTAATGGTTGCTCTGTATAATTTCCTATATCAGATAAAAGAGCTAAGTAATTATCGGTTATCTCATCATCTAAGTTTTTGATAGTTTTATTTACACCTCCCTGTAAAGCTACATCGCTAGGCAAATCCGTTATATTGGTCTTATTCCAGCCTGTACCGTCATATTGATAGTAGTAAGGCTTTCCGTTTGCATCAGTTTGATTTAAAACCCTAACAGCATGTCCTATTTTAAGATTTATAACTTCTCCTGTATTCGGATTTGTTATAGTCGGTTTTGTTAAACCTGATAATGTAGCAACATTAAAGCCGAGATACAACATACCTATAGCTACATCCGATTTTTGAGCATAACTCTTTAATGCGTTTGATACGGATTGCTCTGTAGGAATTTTTACAGGAGAGAAACCTAAATTATTAGATAGCTGATATGTTTTTACAGCCTCTCCGTCTAAAACATCTAGCGTATTTCCGACTTTGTCAAAGTTGTTATTTATCTTATCCTTAGAAACCTCGCCTGAGTTTCCTAATTCTACATCCTCTATAATTATTTTTTTTGCCATTGTTTTACTATTATACTGTTTTCCAAATACCTGTGCGAGTCCAAATAGCCTCTCCGTCCCATTTGCCACTATCTAAAATCCATAGAGGAGACTTATTTATTTCGTCTACCTTAACTTCAAATAGCGGATAGATAGAGTTTTTAGTAAGTTTTATAGTGTATCCTGAAACCTCGCCTGTTTGTCCTGTTTGTTGAGTGAATGAGAGAGACGCTCCGTCGTCCGATCCGAAAACAAACGCACGGCCTTGTAGCGTTTTGAAAGCTACTAGATACCTGTTAGCCTTTGCGACTAATAAACTAGATAGCTTTTCGGCCTCTAACGATCTCACATAAGTAGAAAGCTCCTGTTTGTATATATCGCTATCCTGAGTCTCTGTAAAATTGCTCTCATTAACTGAGCTTATCTCTATATATTCGGCTACAGCTTTTATATTCTCTACAAAGCACTCATTAAACAGCTTATCGTCTTTGAAAGTATAAGAGACAAAATCTCGAATATCTAACAAGAAAATAGAGGCTATCCCTCCAGCGTTATACTCGCACGTATGTTTTATATTTCGGACTAAAAAACAACTCATATTCTACATTTTAAATAAAGCGGTTACGAATAACCGAAACCGCTTTACATTCACACAATCAAGCTATAAGGAAAACATTACGGCACTACTACTGGATCAGGCTCTACTAGGTCTGATACTATTTTTTCGTTAATTACCAGCCGGCCGACTTCCATCTCAGTACCAGCCATAGTTACAGTCCATCCGTTAGCATCGGCTTCGGCCGCTCCTGAGGCATAGTTAAACGCTGTAGCATTCAGCCCGTTGTTACGGCCTAGCATTACCACACGGTTGCTTTTGTCTACAACTACAGCCGTAAATTTACCTAAGCTCAGAGCGTCTCCCTGATTCAGTATTTTGTAGTCGTACTCGCTGAGAGTGAAATTCAGAGTATGAGTTCTATACTTTCCTCCGTTTCCGTTCTCTGCTAATTCGTCGGTAAAAGAGGCTGTGTTATTGATAAAGTCTACTTTGTAAACCTTACCATTGTTTGCAATGATAATAGTAGCTATCTCTCCTGTTTTTTCATCTTCTCCGAACGTGTAGTCATTTTCAGGATCGTAGTTGAAAAGATAGACCGCTTTTATGCCGGCAACCGAGTATGCACAACTCTCTTTTGTGATATTTGATGTTAGTTTACATCCCATAATTTTTAGGTTTTTAGTTACGACTTAATTAGCAAATTTGAAAATTAGCAAATTAGCCAATGACGCAAAGCGACAAATAATTTGCTAATATGCTAATTAACAAATATGCTAATTGATTATAGATTCGGGCTATAAAATACAACCTCATTCTCGAAAGGAATTACAAAGCCAAGGCGCAAACGTCCATCAATAAATATTTTATTGTCGTTTGGTGCCGGGAATTGACCTAATCGCATTTCTTCCAAATCGGAAAGTAAATCAGTGCCCAACAAAAGATTGGAAGCTTCTGCTATAACGATGTCACTTTCACCGATACCCTTAACCGGGAATAACTCTGCGCCTAGATACCTGACAGTATCGCCGTCTACTAAGAAATTAGGATTAATAACAACATTCGAACCAAACACACCGGCGAGAGCTATTTTTACTTTCAGTAGTGTAGAGTGTGATACATATATGACAAGGCTTCCCTTTTCCAGCCCTGATACTAACACGTTTTCGGGCAATGAGGCAAAGGCTTCGGCTATTTCGTCCAACACATTGTCCTTAGTGAGTACAATGCCCGGAACTTGTACCGCCTCTGTACTGTCTGTTAAAACTTTTGTTACTCCGTCAAAATCATCGGGATCGGACGAGCTGTCGCCGTTGAAAATCTTTGTTTCTATTTCGGAGGCCAATTCGTTAGCCAGGAGAAACATTGTAGCATCTTCTAAGCCATCAGGCAACTCTTCGTTCTTTGCGCCCGGAGACATCATCCAGATTGTACGTTTGCGCTCCAAATCATCAAGACATTGCTCCAGATTAATTTTGTAGGTTTTGATTTTCAACTCTTTTTCACTTAGTCTGGCTACTTGCTGCGGAGTCCACGAACAATCGCGGCTATCTGCCTGCAAAATATTGCCAGCCAAATCGA